TCCATAGACAACATTTCCCTTATGACCTGCGCCTCCAGGTAATTGAGGCCGATCGGGTATGCAACAAAGATTTAAAGCCGGATACAGAAACCCTGGCCGGCGGCGTCGAGACGAGCAAAAGCGGCGCCCCCATCAAATATCATATTCGCAGATCACACCCCGGCGCGAGCTGGAAACGCAAAGACACAAAATGGGACATCGTCGATGCCTTTGGCCCGAAACTCGGTCTGCGAAATGTCATCCACCTGTTCGCTCCGGATCGCCCCGGCCAGAGCCGCGGAGTCCCCGATCTGGCTCCTGTTATTGAAGCTCTCAGACAGCTTGGCAAATATACCGAAGCTGAACTGGCAGCTGCCGTTCTCAGCGGCATGTTCACAGTCTTTATTGAATCTGGCGGCGGAGACGCGCAGCTGGACCTCTCCAACCTGTCTGAAGAAACCGAATCCTCAACCTCGGACGATGATCTCAAACTCGCTTCCGGCGCGATTGTCGGCCTGAAGCCGGGCGAGAAAATTCACGATTCCAACCCGGGCCGGCCAAACGCCAGCTTTGACCCGTTCATTATGTCCATCTTGCGTCAAATTGGTGTCGCCCTGGAGCTGCCCTTCGAGATCCTGATTAAACATTTTACGGCATCCTATTCCGCCGCCCGCGCCGCCCTCCTGGAAGCCTGGAAATATTTTCTGTCAGAGCGCCAGTGGCTTGCCGACAATTTCTGTCAGGTGGTTTATGAGGTCTGGATGTACGAGGCTGTTATCACCGGCAGGATCGCCGCGCCCGGCTTTCTCGCCGATCCGATAATCCGGAAAGCATACCTGGGCGCTCAGTGGATCGGCCCGACAAAGGGGCAGATCGACGAGTTGAAAGAGATCAAGGCCGCCGAAAAGCGGGTTGACATAGGGGTATCCACCCTCGCCGAAGTCACCGCTGAAATGACCGGCGGAGACTGGGAAAAGAAACACCCGCAGAGCGTAAAGGAACACAACGCGCGCCTTGCTGCCGGTCTGATCGTTGAGGACAAGCTGGAGACAGACCCACCGGACGACGGAAAGGATGATTAGGGGACTGTCCCAGGAATTTTGAGAAGCAAAACCCGGGACTGTCCCCGGGAAAGTCGGAAGGAAAAGCTTATGAAACTACTTGACATCATGACCGCCCCATGGATGATCGCGCCGGACAAACTGGCTGAGATCCGGGCGATATATCAGGCGCACATTCGCGGAGAGAAAATCGACATCAAGGCGATTGAGGCCCAACTTGCCATTGCCATTGGAGAGCGTCAGAGCAAAGAGCCATATCAGTACGATATCATAAACGGCGTAGCGATTATCCCGGTCAAGGGCGTCGTATCCAAGCGGTCCAGCTTGTTCTCCTTCTTCTTTTCTCGCGCCTCGACCACCGATATCGCGATTATGTTTAAGGACGCCCTCAGCAACCAGGACGTCGAATCCATCCTGCTGGACATCGACAGCCCCGGCGGGACCGTGGACGGGACCCAGGAGCTGGCCGAACTGATTTATTCGGCGAGGGGACAGAAGCCGATCATCGCCTATACCGACGGGATGATGGCCTCCGCCGCCTACTACATCGGAGCCGCCGCCGACTCAATCTATATCTCCGGAGACATGCCGGACATCGGATCCATAGGCGTAGCGATGATGCACCTGGACTACTCCGCAAACGACGAGAAATATGGATTCAAAGAAACCGATATCTTTGCCGGCAAATATAAACGGATTGCGACCGGAAACAGACCGCTCTCAAAAGAGGGGAAGGAATATCTGCAGGATCAGGTTGATTATATCTATTCGGTCTTCGTGAATGACGTCGCGAAATACCGCGGCAGATCCGTCGAAGACGTACTCGAAAACATGGCCGATGGAAAGATCTTTATCGGCAGACAAGCGCTTGACGCTGGCTTGGTGGACGGTGTTTCCACTTTTGATCAGCTTTTAAATAGCACGTTGCCGGTGTTGCAGCGTGAAGCCGGGGAAGCAGCCCGACTTGAAAAACTAAACATGGAGGTAAGAAATGGACTTAAAAGAATTTAAAGAAAAGTACCCTGATCTCTACAAACTCATTTTCGAGGAAGGCCAAAAAGCCGGAAAAGCGGAAGGTCTCGCGGAAGGCGAAGCGGCCGGAATCGAAGAGGGCAAGGCAGAGGCTCAGGAAGAGGCCCTGGCGACTGGAGCGCAAGCGGAACGGGAGCGCATCAAGGGTATCGAAGACCTGGCAATGCCGGGCCACGAAGCCCTGATCCAGACGATGAAGTTCGACGGCGAGACCACACCCGCCGCCGCTGCCATCAAGCTGGTACAGGCGGAAAACGAAGTTCGGAAGACCGCCGCCGCCGCACTTGCCGCAGACGGAATCGATCCCGTCACGCACGTGGCGACCGACGGCGCGGGTGCAGATGACAGCACGGCGAACCTGCAGGAAGGTGCTGAAAAATGGAAGGCGGAATATGAGAAAGACGCCAAACTTCAGAAAGAGTTCAAGAGTGTTGAAACATATCTTGCTTACAAACAAGGTGTTTCAGAGAATCGAGTGAAAATATTTGGAAGGAAGGTGAATTAATATGACGACTTTAGCGAAAAATACACCCAGAGCATGGGAGCTGGGAGATCATAATGAACTCCCGATAATAGCCTCTGATATCATATATCAGGGCGCCGCTGTCGGAGATAACGGGAGCGGCTATATGAGGCCCCTCGTTTCGGGGGATCCCTTCAGAGGATTTGCCCTGGATAAATGTGACAATGCCTCCGGAGCCGCCGGTGACAAGAATGTCAAACTTTTAGAATCCGGCAAGATCCAGCTCAGCGTTACCAGCCTGGCGATTACCGATGTCGGCAGGCCGGTGTATGCCAGCGATGATAACACCTTTGCCCTGACAGGCATCGGGACGCTCATCGGGCATGTTACCCGGTACGTATCGAGCGGTGTCGGAATCGTCGCCTTTGACGCCAAGAAGTCCGAGGAGATAACGGTTGTCTCGATCCCGATTACCCTCGCGAAACTCGCGGACGGGGATATTGTAACAACCTACACCCCCGGGTTCAACGGGCGAATCAAGGCCCTTGATTTTGTGACCCATGATCCGGTGACAACGGCTGACAAGGCATCCACGCTGAATGCGGAAATCGGGACTACGAACCTGACCGGCGGAACGGTTGCGCTGACATCGGCGGCCTGCACGCCTCTCGGTAAGATAGTCGCGGGTGCGGCTATAACCGATAAGGCGGGATTCAAGGATAGTGACACTATTTCAATCGAGGCGGCAAGCACCACGACCTTCATCGAGGGTGACGGTGTACTGCTGATTACACTCGGGAAGTAATCGGGAAATAACAAATACGTAGAAAAGGAGAACACTTATGTACAAAATTACAGAACGACAAATAATCGGCATGATATTTCAGTATATTGCCGAAGTGATAGATGGTTCCTGGGTTGGTAGCCTTTCCATGCCTTTTGATTCCGACCAGGCATCGGAAGAATACGCCTGGCTGGGGGCTTCTCCGGCCATGCGTGAATGGATCGGCGGGCGCCAGGCAAAAGGTCTTCGCGAAAATGGTCTGACCATAGCGAATAAAAAATACGAGGGCACGGTTGAAATCCTGTGCGACTGGCTCCGGAGAGATAAAACCGGTCAGGTCAGGCAGAGAATACAGCAGCTGGCCGCCCGGGCTAATACTCACTGGGCGAGTCTGCTTTCAACGTTAATTGCCGCCGGGGCGTCGAGCACCTGTTACGATGATCAGTATTTCTTCGATACCGATCACAGCGAAGGAGATTCTGGCACGCAGGACAACGACCTTTCGGTCGACATCTCAGATCTTGCCGCCGCCGTTCACGGGTCTACCACAGCACCCTCACCGGAAGAGATACAGCAGTGCATTATCCAGGCGATCGCGGCGATGATGGGCTTTCTGGACGACCAGGGCGAACCAATGAACGAAGACGCCAGAGAATTTATCGTCATGACGCCGATCAGTCTCTGGATCCCGGCACGCAACGCGATCAGTATGCCTTTCAAGGGATATGGCGAATCTCCACAGCTCGATTCCCGAGACTTCAATATCCAGGTTGTCGGCAATGCCCGGCTGAGTTCGTGGACGGAGGCATTTGCCGTGTTCCGCGCGGATGGTGCCAATAAGCCGTTGATCCGCCAGGAGGAAGTTCCCCTGCAGGTAACAGCAAAGGCCGAAGGGTCCGAACTGGAGTTTGATGAAGACAAACACCAGTACGGCGTCTGGGCGAGCCGCAACGTGGGCTATGGTTTCTGGCAGTCAAGTTGCCTGGTAACCATGACTTAATGAAAACCAAAAAACATGGGACTGCGCCTTTCTTCCGCAGGAAAATTGGCGCTGTCCCAGCTTTTCAACGAAAGGAGAAAACATATCATGAAAGAAATAACCGTAATGGGATCCCCGTTGTTTTTGAGAGA